ATGTTTGGTAATTATTGGAAAGAACCTATGAAAGAATGGTTTGAAAATAAATTTCATTTACCCGTAACAACGGTAACAGATGACCAATAACCAATGAAAGTATTAGTATTAGAATCACAAATAAGAAGAATTTTTGAAACTATCACAGATGGTAAAGTAATCTGTGATGAGTGTGGTTGGTCATGGGATTTATCTGATGGAGGAAACGACCCATACATTTGTCATAAATGTGGTCACGACAATGAAGAAAAAGACTATATTGGAAAAAAAGTAATGTTATATTATAATTTACATAAACATACTTTTTCAATTATCTATAAAGGTCGTGTCGTAATTCATGCGGATTATGTTAAACTTAAAGATGTTGAGTTCCGAGTGAGACCGGGAGGTAGGGAAAAAGTAATAAAAGAAAAAAGAAAGAATGTTCATTCATTTGTTATTGGAACACTAATCGATTATTGTAAATATCCTTGTCAGGATATCCCTAATGAACCAAATAATAATATTGTTACTTATAATCCGTATAAATATGACTCTTATGTTATGAAAGACACTGAAGAACCGATTTATCGGGCTGATGAAGTGGATATGATAAACTTAAAAAATAAGATATTTATAATAAATTAATTCCCAAAAATGAAATTATTAAAAGCACTTAACGAAAATATATTACTTGAAGTTTCTGAGAAACTTAAAAATCAATTATATAATAAATTTAAAGACGAAACTTCTGAGGATAAAGAAGTGGTTATGTCATATATTGATATGTTTGATAGATTTAAAGAAAGTTTACCATCAAACAAAAGGGACATTACTAAATATTCATATAAAGAATTAAAATCTTTTATTGATGATAAAAGATTTACCAAGCAAGTGAATGATATTTTTAATAAATTCAAGAAAAAAGAAAAAGGTATTGAAAATGTTGCTCTTAAAAAGGTTATTAAGAAATTTTTGGAGATTCAATCTGAATTACCAAAAGAATATCAAGATATTGAAAAATTTAATTACCTTCAATTAGTTAAGTTAATTGAAAAGGGTTATGTTCAATTATTAAATAAAAAAATGGTTGAAAAATTTACAACAGAAAATCCTAATCTAACGTCAGACCAAATTTTATTTTATTTAAATAATTACATCGAAAACTTTGATTTAATCCCTATTGAAATGAAAGGGATTGATAAAATGTCTTTTAGTGAGTTGGAACACTTATTAGATGGTTTAGAAGGTAAAAAAGATGCCACCGATAAATCTAAAGAAGATATTGAGGATATTGATTTAAAATATGACCAAAATAATCTTAAAATATTTGCTCCTAAAACAAAAGACCAATGTATTCGTTTAAAAAACGGTAGAGGATGGTGTACAAGTCGTGAAGGTAGTGGTAATATGTATTACAATTATAGATTAGGTAGTGAAAGAACTCTTTATTATGTGATTGATGAAGACAAAAGTTTTGATGATTTAAACTTTGCAACTGTAATTCTTGTTGACCCTAATGGAAGAAAGTCGATGGCGGATAAATCTAACTCGGGAAAATATGGAGGTAGTACTAATTTACCTTGGGATGAAATTGTTTCAAAAGTACCAAAATTGGAAGGGTTGGAAGATATATTCAAACCGGTACCATTAACTCAAGAAGAAATGGATTTAATCAATACCGTTAAAAATGCTAGAGTTGGAGATAATCCAATGGAATCGTTTGATAGTCCTCAACAAGTTGAAATGTGGTTAGAATATAATAGTCCGAGATTATCAGATATACAATATTCAAATTTAAGTCCAAATTTGAAAAAGAAATATATTGCATTAGGGATGGATTTATCCCCTGAGATGGTATCATCTTCTGAACCTGATGTAATAAAATATTACATGTCGAAGAAAATTGACACTCTTAAAAATAAAGATGCTAATAGTTTATCTTCTACAGATATTGCATTACTTAATACTCCTATGTTAAAAAAAATCAAGGATGAATTAAAACCAAAATTAGCAAAAAGTTTAACAACTACTGGTGAAAAGTTAGTGATTGATGATTTTGAAAGGGGTGCTTCAGCTAAATTTGTTTCACTTTATGGTTTAGATGATTTATTTAAATTTTTACCTGAAAATCTTAAAGAGTTGCAAATTCAGAATAAAAACAATAAAGGAATGATAATAAATATCCCAAAAGAAATTGGTAGATTTAAAGAATTAAATATGATTATGTTAGATAATTGTGTTAATTCAATTCCTGACACTGTTTGTACATTACCTAAACTAAGATTTTTAGCATTAATAAATAATGAACAATTAACATCTATACCTGAATGTGTTTCAAATATATCATCATTATTATTCCTTAATTTAAAAGGTAGTAATAATGTTGAAGTTCCTCAATCTATCCAAGAAAAAGGAACTGACATGGGAGGTGGAATGTGGGATTTACATTAAAACATAATAAAAATGCCTTTACCAAAAAAAGTTATACCAACATTACCGTTAGTTCCAAAGAAGACGTTATCTGCACGTAGAGAACAATTATTGGAATACATAAATGAGAATGGAACATATTTACCCAAATCAGTTTTACATGCCGATTTGGATAGAGGTATGTTGGATTTTGTTAAAAATGATTTACAAGTTATTACTGCCGGTGAAACAATCCCAATGGTTGATATTATTATAACAACACAAAATTGGGCACAATATGTGGAAACCGCTTTATTTGTTGATTTAGATTATAATCCTTCCCCGCCTTTTATCACAGTTGTTAGAAGTCCTGAGGTTAAATTTGGAACCAATCCGTCATTACAATACACTATCCCGAATAGAAAACAATTTTATTATGCTTCGGTTCCAACTTGGAATGGTAATGAACAAGGTATGGACATTTATACAATACCTCAACCAGTTCCGGTCGATATTAATTATAGTGTGAAAATCATTTGTAATAGAATGAGGGAACTTAACCAATTAAATAAAATTGTGATGCAAAAATTTTCTTCAAGACAAGCATACACTTTTATTAAAGGGCAATACGTTCCAATTATATTAAATAACATTTCGGATGAATCCCAAATGAGTTTAGAGTCAAGAAAATATTATATTCAAAATTATGACTTTACAATGTTAGGTTATTTGATTGATGAAGAGGAATTTGAAGTTAAACCGGCAATTGCTAGAGTTACTCAACTTATGGAACTCACAGGAACTGGAAATACAAAAAGAGAAAAATACCCAAAAAACCCAAATGAATTTTTGGAAAGTTATTTATTTATTGTTGGTAATGATACATTAAGTGATGTGGTTGCGTATACTGCAAATCTTTCATTTGCAACATCAACAAATGTTGAATCATATGATGTTTATATTAATGATTATTTTTTTGGAACCGATGTTCAAAATATTCAGATAACAACAAATGATTTATTACGAATTGACGTGGTTAAAACTGATGACTCATTAGAGTCAACAATTCAGTTTGAAAACTTACTTGTTTAATTTTCTCCGTATATATCTTTCTTTTCTTTACAAGTGTCCATAATTAATTTTTCTAAAAACTTATACATTTTTAATCCCCGTTTTTCACAATACTTTTTTAGTATCTCGTGGATGGCGGGGTCTATTTTAATATTCTTGATTTCTTTTGTTTGTTTCATAGGTAGAAAAAAGGTAGAATTTATTCATACTCTTTATAAATAGATATTCAAAAGTAAAGTTTTTTTGTGTTTTGCTGAATATTTATCATTAAAATAAATCTACAATAGAATAATTAGATAATGGCAACAGCACAAGCAAATCAAAAAGTTTTCGTTTCACCGGGGGTGTATACTTCTGAAACTGACTTATCTTTCGTGGCACAAAGTGTGGGTGTTACAACATTAGGTTTAGTTGGTGAGACTTTAAGAGGACCGGCATTCGAACCTGTGTTCATTACAAACTATGATGAATTTCAGGCATTCTTCGGAGGAACTGAACCAACAAAATTTGTAAACACACAAATACCTAAATATGAGGCGGCGTACATCGCAAAATCTTACTTACAACAATCTAATCAATTGTTTGTTACAAGAATATTAGGTTTATCGGGATATGATGCAGGACCATCTTGGAGTATCCGAGTAACTGCAAATGTTGACCCGACAACAATAATCCAAAGTCCAACAAATACAACAACTTGGAGTGTTAACTTCACAGGTAATACTAGTAATGGTACTGTTAGTTTTGTTTCAGGTTCATTCCCTGATGCAATTGACGAGAATTTATTTACTCAATATAGACTATCGGATGGTAGTACTTCAACATACAATGGTGATTTTACTGCAAATATTTTAAACGCAGTTGGTGATAACACATTAAGTGCAAGCACTGCATTCATATATGGGGCAATACCTGAAACTAATTATTATAATATTGTTAATAATTATACTAATGTTGTGAATGAATTTGGTTCTGATACTAATAATTTAACAAGTAATGATTTATCCGCGTCAGAAAATGACCCTTGGTATTACGCTACGTTTAATAACTTTAATGGAAATGCTTATTCAGGTTATTCATTTGATTATAATATTAGTTCATTAACTTTAGTTGGGACAGGTACTTCACAAACATTTAGTGGAACACTTTCGGGTGAGTATTTTTCTTTTATAGGTACTGCATATACGGAGTATAATAATATGGTTGTTGCAACACTTCGTTCAAGAGGTATCTCATTATATACGAATTCATCAACAAGTGATAATCATGGTCCAATTTATGAGGTTAACAACGAAAATAATGTTACTCTTTTAAACACTGACCAATATTCTGGTATTGATAAAAATCCATTTGAGTCATTTGGTTTATCAGGTGTGACAAAAGATGGTGATACATTTACATTTGAAACGAATTTATTAGCAACATCATCTAAATTTTTAACTAAAGTTTTAGGTGTTGATAACTTTGGAAAATCAAGAAATGAAGTTCCTTTATTTGTTGAAGAAATTTATCCAAGTTCATTAAACTACGCGTTTAATCAAGGTTATATCAAAGGGATAAATCCTGAATTGGTTGCATTACCCGAGGCAAGAAGTGAACAATCTAATTCAATAGCGTATAATTTAGAAAGATATCAATCACCAAGTACACCTTATTTAGTGTCTGAATTACGAGGTAATAAAGTTTATAAATTATTTAAATTTGTTTCAATTTCCGATGGAAATACTGCAAATAGTGAGGTAAAAGTTTCAATTTCTAATTTATCTTTTAATAACATGACTTTTGATGTGTTAGTAAGAAATTTCTTCGACACAGATTCTAACCCTGTTGTAATTGAGAAATTTACAAATTGTAATATGGACCCATTTTCAAATAACTTTGTTGCTAAAAAAATTGGTTCGACAAACGGTGAATATGCATTGTTATCAAAATACATAATGGTAGAAATGGCAGATGAAGCTCCGGTTGATGCAATACCTTGTGGTTTTGAAGGTTATACACAAAGAGAGTATGATTCAGTTTCAAACCCTTCTCCGGTTCCGGTATTTAAAACAAAATACTTTTTCCCTGGTGAAACAATCGCAAATCCACCATTTGGTACTGCAACAGGTGGTTCAAATTTAGTTGAATCTCCGGGTGATATTGTTAGAAGAACTTATTTAGGATTCTCATCTCAGTATGGTATTGATGAATCATTATTATCTTATATTGGAAAACAAAATCCATCTTCTTGGGTTATATCTCCAACTCCGGTAGATGGTGCTGCTTGGAATTATGTAAGTAAAGGTTTCCATATGGACTCAGGGGCAACAGTTGTAACGATTTCAAATACTTATGATACTAGTGGTCAAACGGCATTTGAATGTGGAGTTGCTGATTTTAGAAGTGACCCTGAAACTCAAGAAAATCCTTACTATTTTATATATTCAAGAAAATATACAGTGTGTTTTGCTGGTGGATTTGATGGATGGGACATATATAGAGAATATCGTACAAATGAAGATAGATTTCAATTAGGTCAGTCAGGTTTCTTGGCAGGTGCATCACCTTCAACAAGATACCCTAATGCCACAGGTGAAGGTTTATTTAAAAGAATTGTTGTTGAAAATAACACTCAAGATTTTGCGAATACCGACTACTACGCATACTTACTTGGTATTTTAACATTTTCAAATCCTGAGGCAACCAATATTAATGTATTGGCAACTGCAAGTATTGATTATGTTAATAACTCTAACTTAGTTGAAGAAACTATTGATATGGTTCAGTTCCAAAGAGCTGACTCAGTGTATATTACGACAACACCTGATTATAGAATGTATACTCCGGATGCGACAAATCCTTTAGATATTATTTATTCTCAAGAGGCTGTTGATAATTTAGATAACACCGGAATTGACTCTAACTATACTGCAACTTACTATCCATGGATTTTAGTAAGAGATACTGTAAACAACACTCAAATCTATTTACCACCAACAGGTGAAGTTTGTAGAAACTTGGCGTTGACAGATAATATCGCATTCCCATGGTTCGCATCTGCGGGTTATACAAGAGGTCTTGTTAATTCGGTTAAAGCGAGAGTTAAGTTGACTCAAGAAGATAGAGATACGTTGTATCAAGGTAGAATTAACCCAATTGCGACTTTCTCTGATGTTGGTACGGTTATTTGGGGTAATAAAACATTACAAGTTGCTGATACGGCACTTAATAGATTAAATGTAAGAAGATTATTACTTCAAGCTCGTAAGTTGATTTCAGCAGTGGCGGTAAGATTATTATTTGAACAAAACGACCAAGTTGTTAGACAACAATTCTTAGATAGTGTTAATCCAATCTTAGATTCAATCAGAAGAGACCGAGGTTTATATGATTTCCGTGTAACCGTTTCATCTTCACCGGAGGATTTAGATAGAAATACTTTAACAGGTAAAATTTACTTAAAACCAACAAAGGCGTTAGAATTTATTGATATTGAATTCTTCATTACTCCAACAGGAGCGTCATTTGAAAATATTTAATAAAAACCATAAGTGGGGTTTAATCCCCACTTTTTAGCCAATTATGAGAAAAATTAGAATTAACGAAGGAATAGATGAGATGGGTACTCCGGATATGAAATATTACGCATTCGATTGGGATGATAATGTTGTTCATATGCCAACCAAAATTATGTTAAGAACCGAAGATGGTGATGAGGTAGGGATGAGTACTGATGATTTTGCTGAATATCGACACAATATTGGTAAAACCCCTTTTAACTATAAAGGTGATGTTATAGTGGGATATACTGAAGAACCTTTTAAAAACTTCCGAACATCTGGTGATAAAAATTTTTTAATCGATGCTATGAGGGCTAAATTAGGACCTGCGTTTAACGATTTTAAAGAAGCTATTAACGGAGGTTCAATATTTTCAATTATCACCGCTAGAGGTCATAACCCTGAAACATTAAAACAAGCGGTATATAATTATATTATTGACGGATTTAACGGTATTGATAAAGAGGAATTAGTTAAAAATTTAAGAAAATATCGAGATATATCAGACGAGGAAGATATGACTGATGATGAGTTAATTAAAAGTTATTTGGATATGAATAGATTTCATCCTGTATCTTATAATGACCCTGAAGGTGCTGCAAATCCTGAGGAGGCAAAAGTACGTGCGATGGATAAGTTTGTTGACTATGTGAGAGAAATGGTTTTAAAATTAAATAAAAAAGGATATCTTAAAAAAGACATTGGTAATAAATTTGTTCCTAAAGAACCATCAATAGGGTTTTCTGATGATGACATTAGAAATGTGGAAGTTATGAAAAAACACTTCAAAGATAGGCCTGATAATATAGTTAAAACTTATTCTACTGCTGGTGGAATAAAAAAAGAATATTAACTAGTATTAAAGAACTAGTAATAAATAATTAAATAAAAAACTAGTTAAATTAACTAGAATTAAATAAACTAGTCTGGAATTAAATGATAATAAAATAATTTCAGAAAGTCAACTAAAATATTTTCCTTTTGGATATATTTATGATAATAAACAAAGAAAAACTAATTAAAATAATATGGCTGATTTATTGATGAAAATGCCGATTCCTTATGAACCGAAAAGACAGAATCGATTCATTTTAAGGTTTCCATCAAGTTTAGGGATTAATGAGTGGTTTGTGGAGAGTGCTTCAAGACCTACAATTAAAATTAATTCAACAGAAATTCAATTCTTAAACACTTCAACATTCGTTGCGGGTAGATTTAACTGGGACCCAATTTCGGTTAAATTTAGAGACCCAATTGGTCCATCTGCGGCTCAAGCTCTTATGGAGTGGGTTCGTTTACATGCGGAATCAGTAACAGGTCGTATGGGTTACGCCGCGGGATATAAGAAAGATATTGATTTAGAAATGTTAGACCCAACAGGAGTTGTTGTTGAAAAATGGATTTTATATGGAACATTCTTAACTGATGTTAATTTTGGTTCATTATCTTATAGTCAAGATGCGTTAGCGGACATTACTTGTTCACTTCGTATGGATAGATGTGTATTAGTTTATTGATTTGTATTTATAAAAAAACAATTTAAATTATATTTAACCGTAAAGACAAATAAACTTTACGGTTATTTTATTATATGGAAAATCAATCAACAGATTACGGACAACAAAATTTTACACTACCTCACGATGTGGTACCATTACCATCAGGTGGTGTTTTTTATAAAAACAAGAAAAAATCAATCAAAGTGGGTTATTTAACCGCAGCGGATGAGAATGTATTAATGGCAGGTGGTTCTGATGTAACCACTAATTTACTTAGAAATAAAATTTATGAACCAGACCTTAGAATTGAAGATATGTTGGAAGGTGATGTTGAGTCAATTTTGGTGTTTTTAAGAAACACAGCGTTTGGTCCTGAAATGGATTTGAATCTTATTGACCCAATAACTCGAAAACCATTTAAATCGACTGTTTTATTAGACCAACTTTCGGTTATAAAAGGTCAACAACCATTGGAAGATGGTACTTTTATTACGACTTTACCAAAATCAAATACTACTGTAAAATTAAAACCATTAAATTATGGTGAAATTTTGGAAATTTCTAAATTAGAATCCACTTATCCTCAAGGAAGAATTGTTCCTAAAATTACTTGGAGATTACAAAAAGAGATTGTTGAGGTAAATGGTGTTATGGATAAAGGAGAAATATCAAAATTTATTGAACAAATGCCAATTGCTGATTCAAAATATATCAGACAATTTATGAATGAAAATGAACCAAGATTAGACATGAGTCGAGTTGTTAGCACCCCATCAGGAGAAAAGATGACAGTTAATGTCGGGTTTGGGGTTGACTTTTTTCGCCCTTTCTTCTGATTATAGGAAAGGTCAAATAGATGAATTTTACTATTTGAATAAATTAATGAACATAACATACCACGATTTTCAAGAAATGCCTCTATTTGTGAGGAAATATTTGTTAGATAAGTGGATTGAAGATAATTCAAAGGACTGAAAACTCAGTCCTTTTGTATTTATAATAAAATACTATTTTAAATTATGCAAGCATCTGAACAATCACCGGAAGAATATAGAAAATCTTTAATGGACTCATTAGACATAGGTCATGAGTTAGGTAAGTATTTAGGTGAAATACAACAATACTCAATTGAAGTTAACAAAACTTTCACCCAAGGTAGACAAAGACTTTCTGAGTTAATTACAAGTATTGCTGACGCAACTCCTCGAGTAAATAGACTGGGTGGGTCAATGAAAGACGTTGCTCAGATTATGGGTGATATTGCGGAGGCGTCAAATCGTAATTTAATTGCAAGTACTGAGGAAGTTGAAAAATTATATGCCGCTCAAAGAATTTTAGATGTTAATGCTGATAGGTTAGTAAATTCATTTTCAGATGTTGGTATTGGTCTTGCAAAAATCCCTGAGGAACTTGAAAAATCTGTAAATTATATTCAAAGTATTGGTGGTAATGCTAAACAAGTGATGCAAGATGTGACTAATAATATGTCACAAATGAATCGATTCCAATTTGAGGGTGGTGTACAAGGTTTAACTAAGATGGCGGCACAGGCGTCCATGTTAAGATTTAGTATGAGTGAAACGTTTAGACTTGCTGATAAAGTGTTAGACCCTGAAGGTGCAATAGAAGTCGCATCTGCATTCCAAAGATTGGGTGTTTCGGCTGGTAATCTTGTTGACCCATTCCAATTAATGAACATGTCAATTAATGACCCGTCAGGATTACAAAATAGTTTAGCTGA